CCCCAGATAAAAATTTATAGATATTGTAAACCGTTGTACTGTTCACACCAGCTGTTATAGCGATAATAGGTGCGTCGACTGATAAGTCTGTATATCGGTTAGGCCAAAATCTATAAGGAGAATACCATGGTACGTCATGAGTAAACGATGTTGATTGGGTGCGTGCATAAGAATGGCACCCCTCCGAACTAAACATAATATTGCCTTCAAATGTTGTTACAAATGGGTCTATATTAAAAAAGTTCGAATTAGATCCATATTGTAACCGTACTACTGGTTGAAAATATACGCCAACTCTATTAATTGTTTCGATTGTCATTCTCAAACCGCCTCGATAAAATCCAAAGACGGGAGCTAACTGTATCAAAAAATTCTGTTGAGATATAGTATTAGCTTCAACATTTGTTTCCGGTACCATACTAGGACCCATATGAATGTATGCTATAGATGAGCCATTAGCTCCAGGCTGAATTTCCTTCGATGACAACATGCCTCCTAAATTAAATAATTGTTTAAGTGAAGTAATATTAGTTGACATGTGTAAATTTTCAGAAATCTCACCAGGTTCAAGACCACCAATGCACATACATTTGCGTTGTTTTAATCCATTACTTGAAAAATTTTGTGTTTCTTCCATTTGTGTAGTGAATTGTCGTTCCAGTGTTTCAGGTGGAGGTTCTTCAACTGGGACAATTAATTGGGGAGCAAAAATACCATTTGAGGCTACTGTTTCCAACGTTGGTTGAGCTAGTTGAAAATCTTCACCACACGAAACGAATGTTTGCATAAAAATGCCAGAAGTTGTTGACTCACTAGCACTATTAACCAAAGAATTGACCACAGTCACATAAACATATCCATTAATTTGATTTCGAAACGGACGCTCTTCGCCAATATCATCAGCAAGGCGTAACCATTCATTGTTTTGCATGAATGGGACCGTGAATGAACAATCACTATCTCCGTTGACATCAAAAATAACACTGGGTAAGGTTGCTAATTGATTTTGATTTAATGTAGCGATAGGTAATACTCCTGCTCCATCTTGAGATGGGGGTTGTGGATACCATGTGAATCGTATACGCATCGAGTGAAATCGTGATGCAGTAAATGAAAAGTGGAATTTAATTGAACCTCTCCACCAATAAAATAATCGTGAGAGGAAAGCCATACGCGTTTGTACAACGTAATTGTCGAATTCAGTCTCATAAAAATAAGAATCGGGAGAAACTGGAATTACAGCAACAACGTGTCCTGGTGCGTCAGTTCCTTTTATTGTATCGATAGAAAAGAAACTTGGATGACTTAAATAATCTGTTATTTTAAAATTTTCCCATTTCATGCCAACAAAGCTCGGATCTTTGACGACATAAGGATTTGGTACTGGTGCTAAAGGCACTGAATTCGCAATATCCTCAGCCTGCAATAATCTTTGCATTCTTGGAAAGAAAGGGGTTGTAATTCGCACATTAGGTGGAACGGCGAATCCCAAGGATTTGATTAATTTTGATATTGATTTGGTCACTGACGTGGCAATGCTTATCGGAGTTCCTATAACTGGTACAGCTTTGAATTTTGACATCCATGTAGCTAAATCATTTGTTATTGTACTCAACAATACGCCTTCTTTTGCACTTTCAACGGCCTCACACAATGGTTCAAGAATTGCATCCAAAGCTTGAGTTTTAAATAACGAACTCTTTAATAATTCTTCTGGTGGTGGAGGTATAGGTTTAGGTTCAACTAAACCTGGTACGTTCCATCCTGAAAAGTGTGGATTCTTAATAACTAAATATACAGATACGTTCACACTATTCGATCCATTTCCATTTATTAACAAAGGAACTGAAACACGTATGTCCATCTGAGCATAATTCGGCGTATCATCATTTTCTTCACTGAAAAGTAAGATAGTAGAATAACGCTCATAAGGAGACATCCATGGCACTTCAACTTCAGCACTACGAACACTATTAGCACTAATTTGAACCCAGTCAACATTTGACATAGACGCGATTGTCCATGAACTGTCACTGGTATCAAAATAGCGATCCAAGTATCCCATACTGATCATTAACTTACCATAATGCATAGGTGTTCCATTAACCTTTATTATCATCTTGATTTCAGGTCGCATATACGCATGATATAAGCAGGCTGCTTTTATTTCTGCTATTGATTTTAAGGCGGCAGGAAAAATAGCCGAGAACATTTTCTTTCCCATAGAATCATTTTCGTTCCAAACGAATGATCCAATTTGAAATGGTTGTCCGACTACGGAGTTCATATTTTGTTGAAAGGAACGTTGGTACAAATACGGCAATCGAGATTGCTGACGTAATTGCACGGTCGTCTCTGGTGCATCTTCAAAACGTGTACTTTTCTCAGTAGTTACAATTACTGGTGCGTCACTGTCGCCGTGAGTTTCGTTACTTTGCGTGCGTGGTTTGCCACATCGTAGAATTGGTGTCCGTGGAGATCTTGGTTCATCTTTTAAACACCAATCTCGACATGGATAGCGAAAACAACATTTACATAATGTTCCGCCATGTCGTGATAAATCGTGGTTTGCTATACTTTCTTTAAGTAGCTCTAAATTTTCATCTTGTCGTACGTTTCGAGTAAGTGAATACAAGTAGGAGTTATTACTATTATGTCCTACAGGTTTACCAAATTTTAATGACTTAAGTGTCTCACTATCCACAAAAGCATCTTCCGGTGAGGCGGTAAAGTGTCCACCGAAATGAAGATCAGTTTGCGTAGCTTTGTGAGTTTTTGGTTTTACGTCTTTTATTAAATCATTCATTTCTGTTACGAATTTTGATATTGATGGTCGTTTTATATCGTAACAACGCATAAAAGAAAAAAGACGAGAAACCTTAATGTCAAATCCTTTATCGTTAAGTTGTAATAATTGTTTATAATATTTTTTACGAATTAATTGAAAAATTTCATTGCCGTGGTTGGATACTTCGAGTAAACTAGCGTTATATCGAGCTAGTTGGTCATCCATGTTCATTGGATCACTTTCACTCCATCTAGGAATTTCAATAATATTCTCTAGAGGCATAGGAGCCATAATGTCTTCTCCTATTTGTACCCACTTTCGTTTCAGGAAATTCATTTCATCTATGTCAATACAATCATCCATTACTCCAGTCTTCATTGCATCAGTATACTCCATACCATAGTAAGCGAAAAATCGCTGTGCTAAGGTCATAGAAAACACCATGCCGTAACGAAAGATTACTAAATTATCATCACCGAAAATCCAAGGTTGCATAAGTTGTTTAAACTTAACCAAACTCGAATCGACATGTTTCAAATAAAATAATCGAATCATTATCATGAAAACTAGACAATTAATAATTGTAGTTAACACATTTCCTGAAGGATTGCCGTTTAATAATAAAAATACAAAATTAAGAATAGCGTGGTACGAATGAAAAAGGGTCAATAATAAGACTAATCTTATAAAATTCTCTTCTTCCGTTCCATCATACCAACCGTTAATAATTGAAGCAATCCAATAAGCCAACTGAGCCCAGATTGAGGCATCGTAATTGCCAAAATCTCCTGCCCATCCTTTTCGTCCCAACTGTAAAAAGCGACGATATTTTAATCCCCAATTTGATGAATTAGGGTCAATACCGATAGCTATTTCACCTTTGAGATAACTAGAATGGACCATGTCAATAAAGGCTCCAAAATACTTTCTCATTGCGATAGTTAAATCCAAAGGACCGATTTGAAAGACACGAGTTTTTCCCGCGTCAACCTTTTCAATTGGTCGTGTTTCGTCCTTTAATGTATCACAAAAGATAGTTGAC